AAACCGTAGTCCTCCGATAGGAATCTACCATCTTCATCAACATAGCTATTAAATAATGCATAAGAATTATCTCTCTCGTCACCTACGAGAGAACCAGTGTCATCATTATATTTTAATTCAGGATAGGCTTTAAATAATTTAGTAAATGCTTCTCTTTTGATCATCATAAAACCAGTGCCGGCATCATAAATTCTTATTGCACCATTCTCCACAAGAACCTTTTTTTCTCCAGTAGGCTTAACTGGATTCACCACATACCTTAAAGAATTCTCAAGAAGAGACTCAGGAGATGAGCCAGCCTTCGCTTTATCGCTGACCTTATTCCAGTTGATTTCTTTTATTGGATATGCCCCGGTTATAATATCCTTATCATGCCATAATAATTTTAGGATATCATCAGCCTCAAATCCTAAATCTACATCTATAAACATTATATGAGTAAATTGAGGATTAGCCATAAACTTGGCAACCAATTGGTTTCTTGCTCTAGAGATTAAAGAATCACTAATTGTAGATACAGCAAATTTAAGACCAATCTCTTTAAACCTCATTGCAGCTTTAATCATTGACATAAAGCAAGGCTCAGTTAATTGACGATCATAACATGGAAGTGCAAACATTGGACACCATGACTCAATATCTTCATTACTAATTTCTATTTGGATTGGTTCTGTTGAAAGCATACCTAAATGATAGCAAAAAAAAAGGAGGGTCGGCGCAAAACCGACCCTCCTTTTAATTTAATTATCAAGAATTTGAAGTCTTCTTGACCTTTGTCTTTGCAGTTGCTTCCGTGCTATCAACAGAATCAGCAGGCAATGCCTTGAAGTACAATTCATTTGTGTTTTTGTCATGCGAGATCTTAACACGCAATCCAAGCTTTTTACCTTGCGTGCGAATTCTCTGCTGCATTGAATTGTAGGAATTGCCAGCAGTGACACCTTCAATCACATAGGATTTATTTTCCTTAGATGATTCAATGAGGCAATCAATAATCTGCTGTAATTCATTGGATACACGACCCGAACGAGTTATCGACGGGAAGTTTGCGCTTTCCTTGATGTTAATCATTTTTATTTCCCTTTGTTGAACGGGGCGGTCGCCCCTATTGACGAAGAACATGGTACACCGAAGTACCGGAGTCTGCTACTTGGATATCACTTTTTTTAAAAAAAATTTATTTCACCGAAGCAGGCATTCAGAAACTATTATAGATTCTCAAGCCAAATGTCAGACTGCTCTTGGGGGACTGTCTTGCTGTATCCAGGTATAAACTCACCAATATTAGTATCGTATACCTTAACAGTTCCATAACCTAATTCATCTTCATCATTTTCAAAATCAATACTAGGTCTTAGTATTTCAATATCCATTTCAGCTTCTACTGATATATTATCTATACAACAAGCGACAGAGCCGGCCACAGCATCAGCAAGATCTTTAGAGCCTTCAGCAGGGTGATCTATTTTATTATTTGCAAATAGTCTTAGTTTCAACAGTTCTTCTTCAACAAGCAACTCATTCCAATAGCCTCTTAGTCTTTTATCATATATTGCAGTCATTAAACTATCATAGTCTGATTTCTTAACTGATCTAAAATCAGCATTAATACCTTGAGATCTTAATGATTGAATCATTTCTACAGATTGCCATCTATCAAATGTAACTAAGCCTACATCAAATTTTCTACATAATTCCACTATCATACTTCTAATTGACGCAAAATTTATTTCTTGACCATGGTCTGCTTCCCATGACTTAACTAGGTCAACATTTATTATAGGTAATGTCTCTATACCAATACCAGTTTTAATCTCAGTAAGACCAGAGCAATGAGACATAGCAAGAGCTGCCCTGTCTCTTTTAAGAGCAAGATCGACATGTATAAATCTCATATGATTATCTTTATTGTTGAACCATTTTTTGTATGTTCCATCATCATCTATAGGATCATCAGCATATGAAAAAGCTGCTCTTACGAGATCTGGATCTCTAAAGAATGCATCTTCCATATTAGGTGGTTCGCATTCAAATCTTGCTCTAGCCTCAATTGGATTTCTAATAAACTCTGACTCTAAATCCTCTCTCTTTATTGTTGGGTTTACTTCCCATGTTGCAGCCTTAATAGTCCAAGTTTTTGGTTCACTTTTTTGAAGAGCGCCAAAATATCTTTGTTGAATAAAGTCACCCTTATATCTAGGGAATGAAAGAAGAATCACCTTGCCAACTTCTGGAAATCGTGACATGACAGATAACTTACTCATGTTATAAATTGCGGATGCCGATCCTTTAGCTCTTGTTTCACCACGGAGTTCGGCATCTGTTTTAAATGCAGAAATTTCGTCTAAAATGATTGTCATCACTTCATAACCTTCCCATCCTTCACTTTCCGAGTGACCAGAGAAACATCTAACAGGTCTAGAAAAGAAAAAGATTTCAGACACTCTTGGCTCAAATCCAACCTCGTTAAAGTATGGAGATGATAAAAGAAGATTCTTTAATGGCTCAAAGAATACCCTTTGAGCCTGCTGAGCGTTAACAGCTAGGTTTAGTAGGTCAATATAAACACCAGTAGCTTTGCCGTAGTAATTCAGCGGATCTCTTAAACAATGAAGAAGATATGCTGTATACGCTACTGATATTCTTGCACAATGGTCTTTGCCACTTCCTTTACCCAACATGCAAATAACTTCATTGTCTGTATACTTTGTATACCACTCTTCGCCTTTTTCTTCACCCATCAACTTAATAAGTGTATGTTTTTTAAAGATTTGCGTAGAATGACGGACAATTTCAAGTTGGATCTGCGATAATGGCGGAAGCCCCAAATACTTTTTATCTTGGACAAAAACTTCAATAGGTACTGGCTCTTCAACCAGTTCTTCCTGTCTTAAAAGTTTATCAAAATCTTTAAATTCAAGATTTATTCCTAGATAATCACTCATATCGCAATTCCTTTATGGGTTTAAAATACCCCCTGTTAATGGGGCGAATTTTTCCTTCCTTGGTCTGACGGATTTTCTCCTGTAATGGGGCCAATTTTTCCTTCCTTGTTATGGTTAATCTGACTTGCCCATTAGATCAAATGCAATCTGAAGTTCTTTCCTGACTTCATCAGCAATTTCTGGATATCTACTAATAACATCCCTCAATATCCTTGAGAGGATCTGATTAACAGATTCTGCCTTTTGCATTCTTGCTACGAATTCTGTATCGGTAGTAGATCCACCTAGTAATTTATGCAACTGCGCTTTTTTAGCAGCTAACTCACCTGCTAACTTAATTGCCTGTATCCTTGCAGCAACCATACCATGCTCAGTTGCTATTGAAACAGTCTCCCAAGCTTCTTTTGATAATTCATCAAATTCTTGCAGTGCTTTAATTGTGTTAAATTGCACCCTCTCAAGAAAGTATGGGTCTTCATCAACCTGCTTTTGTAAAAGTTTTTTGTACTCTGCTATGTTTTCTTTTACCTCTGCAGGTTTAAGACTCATCAGTGATGCTATTTCAGAATTTGAATATCCTTTCACATGGAGTAAACCAACATTTTCAATATCTTTAATTTTATCAAAAATAGATTTCTCTTCTACTTTTTCAATATTTCCCATATTCTTTTTTCATATTCCTTTGCAACAACATCCCATGTATAGTTTTTATGAAGATATTCTGATGCTTCTAATGCTTTTTCTTTTTCTAGTTCATAGTTTTCTATTACATGTATCATTTTATCACATAAATCATCAAATGATGGCTTAGCCCAAGTCCCGCAATCCCTATAAATACCAAACATATTTGATGAATCCATCTTGTAATCTAGAGGTATTGATAATTTAGCATACTCTGTACATGATGTTGCATTTGTACATATTGTAGGTATTCCCATAGCTATGCTTTGGAATGGTATCATTCCCCAACCCTCACCACTGGTTGGGTAAACTAAACAATGGGCTTTGGCATAAAGATTTGCAAACTCAGTCTCTGACATAAGATGGTCAACAACATCAATATCTGGTGTGCCGTATATTGACTTCATAGAATCTGTATTCGCATACAGCCTAGCGTCGGGGGGTCCATTTGATTTATATATCAATCTTATATTATTATATTTATTTTTCACCTTCAAAAAAGCATCGACTGTCATTTGAGAGTTTTTTCTTGTTGATGGAGAGCCAATTGATAAAAAAGTAAATGGTTTATCTGGTATCTCTTCTATTTTTTTAAAAATATTATTATCAAATCCAAGATTAAATTTATATATATTTTCATTAACATCACAATCTTTAAATACATTAAAGACAAAATCAGATGTTGTCCATATTTCACTCATTCCCCTCATCATTGGGATCCACGAATCTGGGACTTTTGTAGTTTCCCAATATGTAAAGCCAACTTTATAATTACCACTAGTTGAATAATGAATCGGTAGACCATTGTTTATCACTACTGAGCACTCAGATTTTTTTTCAACTGAGTAACCAACGCCTGGTGGAAGGTCGATCTCTAACTCATTATTTTCAAAGCATATATTTTTTTTTAATCTACTATAAATGCTGTCTGAGGCGTATCCGTATCCATCACCAAGTTTTTGTGGTGAATGAGTAAGCCATGCAATATTTTTCATGTTCAAATATTATATCAAAAAGGGAGGGATTTCTCCCTCCCTTTTTGTTACTTTGTGGACTTTTGTGTAGTCAATTCATAAATTTTGATTTTACCATTATCAAAAATTTTAGTCTTGACTTCTTTTACTTCCCTGATAACCATTGCACCTTCTTTCTATTTAAATGACAGTGGATTTGAGTCTGGAAATACAAGAGGTATGCCATCCTTCTGCGAAGCATCACTTAATGATGCGTAATCGTATCCATGAAGCCTCGTGAACTCCACACGATAATTATACCACCCCTTGACCCCCTTCCAGAATCTAGGATTAGTATTTTCAAATAATTCTTTTAAGTCTTCTATTGGAAGAATAAAACTTAAAACACCAGTTGGCATATATACAGTCATATCATAGTTATGATCCTTATCAGATGCATAATCTTTTAGAATATCTTGAAAATCTTTTATAATTTTCGATACGCCCTCTCCACCATAAAAGTCTATACCATTTTCTGCATTTTTAATCCTTGGGCAATAGTCGTCTACGCTTGTAATAGTTCCAAATGTTCTGCAGACCATTGGTCTAAAGCCATAGATTGTACATCCACCTTTATAGAACGAGCAATGCCTCTTTGTCTCTCCGCCTTCTTGCCAGTCATCATCATGCATAGCCTCTTTTAAGGAGGCAACTACAGAATCAAACCATTCCTTTGCTACAGCCTCCCCACGGTCCTCTAATAGAAGGTAGAAGTGCTGATTGAGTCTGAATGATATATTTGCACATTCAGCCATTGGGATCACGAGGCCTATCTTACAGCACTCACCAGATCCTAGACATTTATATTTTGTATTATTTTGTTGTGCTTCTAGTATCCTGATCTGATTATAAATCATATCAAGATGAGCAAATGTTGTAATATCCTTAAGTGATATACTTCTTCTCATCGTCCTGATGCCTTTCTTCTAAGTTTATTTCTTTTTTGCATTTCTCTTCTCTGTTTTTCTACTCGCTCTTGCATTGGTGATTTTGGTCTTCTCTTTGCTGTGCTTGCTAGATTACGACCCTTACCACGATATTTTAACAAGTCGTATTTTTTAGCCCAGTTGTATATTGCTTGTGGAGTTACTGATATATTATAAGACTGCTTTAACAGTTTACAAATATCAGTTAGATTCATTCTTTTTTTAACATAATGCTCATAAAGCCAAGCTTTATCTTTATATGGTTCTAGCGCCATACTTCAAATGATACCATAAACCAATACCAAGTGCGTCAACTATATCATCATCATCTA